AACGGGGGAGCTCTTTTTTGCTAATGTACAAGTACCAACTGATTAATTATGAGAGCTTTAGGAACCTTGCGTCGTAAGCCAAGTTTAGAAAAAGAAGTTCAAGAGGTTGTTGTTAATCAACCCCTTGAGGCTGTCACCCCTGTGCTTCCTCCTGCACCCCAAGCTCAAGTTGAGCTGTCGTCTGATTTTGATGGATCTGTGGAGCTCAGCTGAAGCTTACGTAATCTTTTTTGGATTTCGTATTCAAAGTATTTTTCAGCTGTGTTAAGCATACGAATTCCGGCATAACCGCAGATAAAAGAGGCCGCGATGGCTTCATTTCTTGTTAATTTAAATTTATCGCGAAAAACTGGACTAATAAATGTAGCTAGGAATAATCCGACAACAGTTGTTTTAACAAGGTACACAACAAGTTTGGATCGCTTTTGTGGGTGCACGAGAGAATCCGTTAAAGAACCCGAAAAACAAGCTATCGAAGCTTCTGGGTCTTCAAAAAATATTGTTAGAAATCTTTCTGCGTTGACCATTAGAATAGATAACTTCTTTACAGATTGTAGAGGAGTAGAATTAATTTATACGCTAAAACAACATGGTTTACACTCCTTTAACAAACTGGCGCTATGATAATAGTCTTTATCACCGAATACAATCGGGACCACAGCGTACAGGGGATAACTTAAACTTAACTGATACATATAAAGTACTATCAAGTGGCTACATGCTGCCTAGTGGGGTTCAGCAGACATGGTTTGGTGTAAATCTTGAAGGCGCTGACTTTGGTTTAATCCCCGTGGGGCCACCAAACATAAGTGGGTACTTGAATACGGAGTGGAGGGCAGTACCACCTGCTATTTCTGGTTACTGGACTAATTATGAAAATACACTGCCTCACGCTTCCGGTTTATTAGACACCTATGTTGGCTTTAGGGCTCAAGGTAGGTACAGCGTTGCTGGTCGCACTGTCCAAACAGCTTTAGGTCCTCAACCTGGACTAAAAGATTTTGGTACCTATACGTGGTTTGGAGCTAGTGTTCCTGACAATCAAAATTATGATCCTTTTAAAACACCAAACAGTAATAATCCGTACGAATACGATTCAGATTTAGGTGCTTTTGTAGGTAACGGGATCACAGGCGGTCCCGGATCTTTTCAACGTGTTCGTTATCCTGCTTTGACAAACCCAACGAACGACACATCAGGTTCTCGCGCTGCGTGGGTTTATAGTCCTCCTGTATATTGTCAAGTGTTTACGGAAGCAATTCGTAGTGATTTGCCGGGTCAAATGAGTGTTGTGTCTCGTACTAGCTATCGAGGTAAATCGACAAGATACGTGCCTAACTACGGATCTGTGTACGGTGTGTTAGGTGAAGGTGTTAGAAATATAATCCGTAAAGTAGCTGGTTAAACCACTAAGATTGCGACACGTTTTAGTTATATCAGCAGGATAAAAGGTTAATATAACTCTTGTAGTTTCTTCGAGAATTTATCGATGTTTATCGATAATGATTTTCCGAAGATTCTTGGTGCCGAGCTGTACCGTCCTCACCCCGCATACATCGTTGAGATGGCTGCGGAGCCTGTGGTAGTACATGACTTCAGTAAGCAGCCAGGACAGACTGTGCAGCTTGATCGTTACCGTTTCTTCGGTAACCCTGGCTCCAAAGAATCTCGCGAGCGCACTGCCGAGCAAACAATCGGTACTGCAAACAGCCGCAACATTGTGAAGGACAAGGTTCAGGTGACTCTTAAGGAGTACACCGGCCCTGCTGACCCTAGTGATCCAACTCAGCCAAGCACTTTCAAAATTGCTCGCGAGACTCTGATCACTGCCCAGCGTCTTTTGCTGGATACCGGCAGCCTCACAACTTTCCACCAATCCATTGGTAGCCTGACTTTGCTCGACGACTATCGTCGTTGGCGTGATCGGGTGTTCATCAATGAACTCCTTAAAGCAGTATCAAAGGGTCAGTCTTCTGACACCCAAGGTGGTTACTACTTCCCTGGCGATCTAGCCACTGGAAGTCTCACCTATACCAACGCCGAACAAGCCAAATTCGACGTTAAGGACGACCTTCTGCGCGTGGTGAAGAGCCTGCGTAAGAGGAACACTCCTACCTTCCAAGATGGTTTCTATCGCTGTGTTTGCGATCCTACCTTCTTGATGCACCTGCGTCAGAACAGTGACTTCCGTGAAGTTGCTCGTTACCCTGGCAACGGTCAAATCAACCCACTTATGTCCGGCATGCAGCCTAACGCTGCTCTGTACATGGGTCAGGGCTTCGGTCAAGCTACTTTCGTGGCTGGCGAACCGATTATGCCCACGGGCTTTGTGTTTGAAGGTGTGCGCTTCTTCGAAAGCACCAACATGCCTACACAAACACAGGCTGCTACCATTGCATCCAGTTCACAGAGTTACAACTCTGCGATTGGTATCTTCTTTGGTCCGCAGTCCACTGGAGTTGGCATCGGCGGTAACAACGCCCAAGTGCTACTCAACAACAACGATGACTTCAGCCGTTTCATCATGATGATTTGGAGCCTGTACGCAGGTTTCGAACTTCTGAACGCTGACTTCGTCACCGTTGCCTACTCTTTCGACGCTTGAGGAGGTAACTAAAAATGGCGATCGCTACTAACCAGCTCTCAGTTGCCAAGATTTATCCTGGTAACTACACAAACGTTCTTCGTTACTGGCACGAAGAAAAAACCGTTCAGTATAACAATGCGAACGGTGTTTCCACCAACTTAACCAACCAACCCGTGGGTGGTCCTGTTGGTGTTGTATTCCGCCCTGGTTGGATTGCTCAGCAAGCAGTTGGTTATGTTGACCTGAGCTACCAAGCTCTTGGTACAAACAATCAACTTGAGTACTACACCCTACCTTATGGTTCGGGTCAAAACGCTGCTCAGCAACCCTTCCTCAACGCTAACGTTATCATTCCTTCTCCTGATTTCCATAAGGATATTCGGGCAGATATCACGAATGGCATTATCGTTCCTGCGTCTGGCTACGTTTATCGTGCCTCCTTGCGCATTGACGGTGGTGATCTCGTTAGCTCCGGCGTTGCCGGTGGAAGTGCTTCCCCACAGGTTTCTCTGATCCCTGCTGTGGCTCAAGGTCTGCGTGACAACGGTACTGTTGTTTCTGGTCAGTTTGGTTGTTCCATTACGGGCGCCACTAGCCGGATTGTTAACGGAAGCTTTGCTTCTACTAACATCTTCAACAGCAGCAGCTTGTCCGCTCTGGCTAACGCTACTACCTGGAAACTCTTCACCACTGCCAATCTTGGTGGTGCTGCTGCTTCTGGTCTTGCTCAAGGTTCGGGTATTTACGATCCTCGCGCTGGTACTGGAAGGCTTTCAGGTGCAAACAAGGCTCTGGCAATCTGCGAAGTTTGCTGGATTCTTCCTGACCAACCCCCCGAGCGTTCAGATCTTGCTCTGCAGCCCGGTGGTGTTATCGAGTCAAGTATATTTACTTCGACTTCACCTTCCTGATCTAATCAGTAAGGGTTCTTACAGCTACCCCTCCTTCGGGAGGGGTTTTTGTTTTGGAATCAAATTATTAATAAAATTTTTAGCGTTTTTTAAATCGTTAACTGGCAAAGTATCAAGCATATGTTTCTTGCGTGGTCTTTATGACTGACCGGAAGCTTTCAGAGTTTGGAATTAAACGAAAAGAGTGCCAAAAATGTGGCGCTACTTGGTTAAATAACGTTCACTATTGGCGTACGGGGGCAAAAGGTAGCGAACTAGACCTTGCGGGCTTGGTTTGTAACCAAACTGACTCCTCTGAGTGCATAAATCCAGCTAAAGGACGTGTTGGAGGCGATACTTGGGAGAAACGAGCTGAATTTATTGAAAAATCTGCGCCAAAACTAAAAACTTGTGATCAATAAGCTTTGTTTTTGCGGTTGTTTAGCCTAAACTACTGTACACATGTTGACTCAGCCCATGACAGCCAGTGTTTATAGACCTAGTGGCGTAAAAATTGAGATACTTTCGACGTATGACGAAGGTGATTACTTTATGGTGCGTTCAAATACCACGGGTAAAGTCTTTTTTGCTCATAAAGACCAAGTTGGAGAACTTCTTGATGAAAATGAACCAACTTTAAGTGCTAACCATGTAGGTACAAGGCGCAGCAGACGAAATGTGAAGTCAGAGGTTGAAAAAACTCCGATAATTAAACCTCTACCACCTGCGGACACTCGGATAAATTTAAATACTCTGACACCCGAAGGTCTTACGCAGTGCTTACCAGGCGTGGGACTAAAGACAGCTAAAGAAATTGTTGAACTACGTCAATCTTTACCTGGTGAAAAGTTCATAAAACTAGATCAACTTAACTCAATTAAACGAGTTGATTGGGATGAAGTGTTTGCTACCGGGAGTGTATACGTAGAATAGAAGAACATAAGTTTTCGTATCCGTGGCCCAACTAACTACTTTTGAACTTGAGCAAATTCAATCGTATTTAGCTCAACAAGGGGTTGTTTTTCAGGCAACAACGACCGACGCCACTAAGCGCGAAGTAATTTATGCGACAGTTAATCAATTAACTAGAAATCCTGCTCAGGTTTTTGGTTATGCCCTTGACGATTTTAACTTTAGCCGTGTTGCTTATCACTTAGCCTTTAACATCGCAACTGTTCCGGCGGGTGACTATGCTCGTTTGCTCGAAGCTTGTAATAGTATCCCTAGTGAGTTTTATTACGACAAGATAATTCAGCAAATTGAGCGCTGTGAGGAAGCTGAGCGTCTTACTGAGCTTGCTACCGGTAGAGCTACAAGTCGTCAAGAAACAATTCTTGGTGACGTTTCACGTTCCATTAATATTCAGGATAAACGTGAAACAGCTCGCATATGGAGGGAAAACTATTTGTATGAGTGCGATAGGTTAGCGCAACAGCTTTATGTGCCTAACTATCGAGACCCCGTGGCCGCGAGATATCGCTTTGAACGATCAGGTGGAGAGTTTATTCAAGCAATACCTGGACCACCTGATATTTCACGAGCAGACAGACTCTATTTTTACGCAAATTGGCGGTAGACTTACTTTATTAGCGACCGGTTTGTAGCACATGAGCAGACTAAGAGGACTTATGGATTTTGTACTTCAAGGTGGTTCGGCTGGTGCTAAAAAATTACTTAATGAGATTCAGTACGGGGTTAAGCCAGCTCGTAAATTTGTTGAACGTGCACAAGATACAATTACTGATCCACAAACTTATGAAGGATTAGCAAGAGAAGCTGAAAGAGTCTTAGGGAGACCTCTTCCTCCTCAGTTTTCAGGAGCTAAATTTGGTAATATTCCTGCCCGTGCCACGGGTTTGGTCAGCGACCTTACTGAGAAAACAAACCGTCAACGAGCGGTTGAAGCTGGAATGGTAAATAGAGTCATTCGAGAAATGGCTGGAGAAGTTCCAAATCGTCCTCCAATTACTGCGCAAACTGCTGGCGGTGCACTTAGAGCACCTGGTGTTGGACGAACGGTAACAAGGCAAGACCCACGATTAATACCTGAGTCAGTCCCAACTGGTGATCCTTATGCACGAGATTATGGATTAACTAGACAGTTAATGCAAGGCGAAGGAGGGGGAAGCATGATGGGTGTTGCAAAACGACTCGCGGCTGATGCTCTACCTAATACTCGTGTAGCTCTACCTGTATCAGCAGATCGAGAACTTGCAGATAGGTTAATGCGAGGGGAAATTTCAGTTCCTCCCGAGGATGCGGCAGCTCTCTTTAATAGGTTGCGTGGACAAGCTCCTTCACCTAGAGATATTCCTACTTCTGTTCCCGAATATTTACAAGGTACACTTCTTAAACCAGGTCCGGGTGAGGTAAAAGGTTTTGGAATGCCTTTAAGGTACCCTGCAGGTACTAAAGCTGTTGGAGGAGGAAAACTTGGTAACACTACATACGGTGAGGGCGTTGAAGCTAATATTGGTGCTTTTCTAGGTCCTGTTCCTCCTCCAAATAGACTTAATGTCATGGAGGCCATTGAACAGGGTATTCCTCTTACTCCCCGAGCACCTGGTGGTGAAGTTCGCGGGCCATCTTTTTTTACTGAACCTGATCCTTTTACCGGTCGCATTGAAATAGATCCACGTATCAATCCTTACCCTACAAGTCGAGTTGTCTTAGACACGGCTGGTAATGTCGTTGAAGATATATCATCTTTAGCTGCTAGACCGTCAAGGCCTCAGCTCAATATCGTTAAGTCTTACCCTAAAAGTCAAATGGGTCCATTCCCGGCTGGTAATGTCGTTGATGACCCTTTAGTCAGCGACCTCGTAAGACGAGGGGCTGATGCTGTAGTTGATCCTGTTACAAAAGCTACACGTAATGCTACCGGGGGCATTCAAATGGGTGATTTAAACACACTTATAGACGTATTACGTAATAATCCTATTAGAAGTGTCGGCGCTCTTGGAGGCGCTGGTCTAGCTGGCTTTGGGTTAAGTAGTGTCATAGGAAACATGATGCGCGGAGGTGAAGGCTCGGCTCCTCTTGATCTACAAAGTGAAACAAGGACCCCTCCTGGAGAGCCCGTGGTTACTCCTAACGGAATTAATCAACCAGAACAACCCCCTGTGCTATTTGCTGATAATGACGGCACTCCCTTAGGTTCCGTAGGTTCTCCTGAACAAAGTCAACCTATGCCTCGTCGATCAGATCCAACTGCCCCAGCACCTGTAATTACTCGAGGTGGAGATCGCGCAAGTGAGATGCGTGAGCAGTTAGCTCAGTATTCACCTCGCGCCGCCGCTGTAGATAGAGCTATGGAACCCCGTAGCCCTGAGAGGTATAAAAGTGCAGAGGATTATTACGCTGCGAGAGCTGCCTATGCGAATCAAGCTCCTGTAAGGCAATCGTTGATGAAGTATGCAGAAGGAACAGGTTCTAGTCCTGCTGAATCAACTGCCTTGCGGACGTGGGCTCAAAGCTACCCTGCTCTAGCTTACGAAATGCAGCGTCGCAGCATGGTTAACCCTGAAGCTAATCAACAAACTCAACAGTCCGTAACGACTACGACCATTACAACTCCAATGGGGACAAACAATCAGGCTAATGCCGTTGGAAACGCAGAAGCCACTGCTCAAAGTGCAGTAGCTCCAACTCAGGGAAGTTTCGACTTACGTAGTGCCACCACACCTATGGAACAACCTGTACTTACTCCTGCTGAAGAGTTCTTGCAGCGCTTAAGTGTTCCTCAGCGTGATCAGATGATGTATTACTGATAACGAGTTAAAATGTTGTTCTCGGAGGTTATCTAATGAGCTACTCTTTCTCCCCTAGTTATGGTTTTGATACTGCTTATAACAGGCCCTTACAGGGCAATATAAATGACTATACCGGCAAACGTTTTATCAATCCTCCTCTTGGTTATACAACTGACGTTTTCCGAGACGTAGAGCTCCCGGTTCCTGGCTCGGAATTTGGAGTTGCTAGACGTGATGAGTCTGGTTTATTTAATTTTGTAGATAAACTTGGAAACATAGCTCCAGGTGTAGCAAATGCTTACAGGGCTATGAGGGGTTTTCCTGCTAATCCTGCTTTTGAACCACAAGGTACTCGTTATGCAGGGGATCGATTAGGTCGTGTAATAGCTGATCGTGAAAATCGCCGTCGAAATCAACCTATGCGAGAACTACCAGGAGCAAGAGACGTAGCACAGGCCGTGGCGGAGTCAGATTTTTCTCCCTTTAACACTGCTATTCTTCGTGAGGCAATTGCATCACCCACTGCATTGCAACGGCTGTTTACTGGCGGGGTTGCCTCTACAATAGATCCAGTTCGTACCAGTGTGGCTTTAGCTGGGTCAGAGGACCTGTCTCAGACCGCTGCACTTCCGGCTGATTACTACTCTTCTCTTGTTTCCTAGGATCTAAATCATGAGCTCTACAAGCACCAACAAACAACCTTTAATGGTTGATAGGCCTTTTCTTAGAGGCGCCAAAGTTAATAACGGAACTACTGTTGTAACTAATACAAGTAGTCCTGATTTTGGTGACTTAATTCAATTGGTTCGCGTTGGAGATCTTCCCTCAGAGGACGGAGCTCTTGTAGAGGATATTTTTGTCGTATCAAATGAAGGCTACCCAAATAGAGGTGGTGTTCGATCTGCAGCTTTTGGTGTTTATATCTATGCACCTAACCAAGCTGCTCCTTCTACCTCAGCTTCTCTTTTGATAAGTAAGTTTGAAGTTGGTCTATCCGGCGACACAGAAGGTTTGATTCAACGTGTAGAACTCCCCGCAACCGTTGCCCCCACACCTCAAACTGGGGACACTAACTTAGTTCGCCCGATTGAAATTGGTAAGTCTGAAGCTTTGTATTTAGAGAAAGGATATATTTTGTGTGTAGGTTACTTAGGTAACGGACCCGCCGCTGTCTCCGGTGGCTTAAGTGCGTCAGGTCTTTCGATTTTTGCGCAAGGCGGTTTTTATTGATCCGTGGCTCGTAAAAAGGGCTCTGATGATTTTTTGCCTAATGGTCCAAGACCACTTGGTTCTTTTAAACCTATTTCAAATATTATTGGATCTGATAAAAAATCTCAGCTCTTACGTCCGTTACCTTTTAAGCGTAGATTTAGACCAGCAATCAATACAAAAGATTTTAGTGTCGTAAGTGAATACAATTATGCTTCTCTCTGGTCACGTTGGCGCCGTGGTTATGAACTTAGCATGTATGCACAAGGAGCGTACAGTGGTTTAATTTATTCGTCTTTTAAGTATTACGTCTCAGGCACTGCCGGTGTAGGTGGGTATATACCTGGCTTGTTCTTTGTATATCCGACACTCAGAAGCGATATGCGTATGCACATGGTCGGTATTCGTCCACGAGATACTTTTAACTTCTTGGATTTTGGTATTTCAATTCAATCTGTAACTCAATATGATGAAACGACTTACGCCGTAGTCCTAAGTCAACGATTTGGCTCTCCTATTTCGTATTTTACCGGAGAGGTGTTGTCGAACAGGTTTAATTCTGACGGTACGGAAAAACAATTTGGATATAGTAACTACACAGTTACAGCTGTAGGTTTCAACGGTGTTATTTTAGAACCATCAATAAACCCAGACTTCAATACATTATTTTTATCGTTTGCAGCCGATAAAAGTTGGTCCGTGGTTAATTCCACGACCATTGTTGTACCTGCTACAGGTCCTCCATTAGTTGGTGAATTTCTTACAACAGAAATAAGAGTTCAGTGCTCTTGTCAAGATTTTTTAAACAGAGAAGGTTTTAATTTTTATAATCTCTCAGTTAAACAACGGTATCCCTATACAAGTATATTAAACGTCGATCCTGGTTTTTTCGATGGAGGTCCTAGTGCTTCTGGTCGAGTAAGTCCATCTAATGACTATCCTGGGTACGCTAGAACCTTTGGTTTTATTTATCTAAACAAAATCTACACTATACCTTCGTACGAAGACGCAGCCGTCTATTCAGATCCCTCTTTATTTTATTTTCAACCTAAATGGTGTAAACATATTTATGCTGCTTTTTGGGACATGCAACGTAAGTTTAGATTGTTTAATGTCACAACTTCAAGATTACCTCAACCAAATGATGAGCCTTTGGATGAATATTATCGTGAGAAATTTGAAGTTGATTTAGCAAAACAAAATAGTTTTCTAAGACGAGAGGAAGATCTTGTTTGGTGGTCTCGCTACAGTCCTTCTCTTGGAGGGTTACCTAAGCATTTACTTTACGCTGATAAGTATAATATGATTGCAAAAACACTAAATTTTGGACAGCTAGACGACTTAACAGAACTTCAGGATACAAACTTTCAACTGTTTACAATAAATGATTTCAATCCTTTAAATCCTGCTGCTTTGCCTCAAGAAACTTATGATGGTGGAACTTACTCTGATGGTGTTGTTATCACAAGCTCTTCTAATATTTTAGACGGAGGTCAGTATACTAATGGTGAACTTGTGCCTCCGAGCTATCCTCCTACATTTATAAACGGAGGAACCTACTAACATGACTTCAACACCAGTTACTTCTTTACTTAAAAGAACCGGTAACGCATCCGATAGACCGAGTGGCAACATCATTGTTAATGGTGAGCTTGCTATGAGTTTTGGTGCGGCAGACCCTGGAGTTTATTTCGAAGATTCTGCTGGCAGCATACGAAAAATCGGTCCCACCGCTTACGGCACTGTAGCTCCTAACGCTGTACCCGTGGGTTTGGCGGGTAACTCCTTAGGGGAGCTGTGGACAGACTCCAACACGACTACGTATTATTTAAAAGTATGGAATGGCACAGCTTGGCAAAAAGTCGGTGCGGCTTTTGCTGATGTAGCTGGAAGTGCAAATGTCACTATTGCTTCTGGTGCTATCTTTGCAAACTCGGCTCTTGTGGCATCAGGTTCGTTTGGATCGATCCTTGCCTCTGGGGCCTTAGGTGCAATTCTTGCTTCTGGTTCTCGCGGTGCACTGTTGGCTTCTGGTTCCCTTGGATCTGTACTAGCTTCTGGAGTCGTTACCGCAACTGGTGTATCCTGTTCCGATATTTATACAGGATCTTTGACTGGAACTGGGCCCTCTGGTTCCCTTCGCTACAAAATCGACAACACTGGAACGCCTAGCGGGTTGTACGTAGCCTTTGCTGGCGGGTGGGCTCTAGTTTAACTGTTTCTTAAAGTTGCTTTGAGCATCCACGCGCTCTTAAACATATTGTTAACAATTTCAGCTACAAAGTTTTCTACATCTGGAGCTTCAACTTCTTTAGCCATTTCAACGACGGCTTTACCTAACATTCCGCCTTGCTCTAGATTTTTTAAATAAGTTACTAGGCTGTCGTTTGCTTCGTACGTTTTGGTGTTAGGAAACTTTTTATAGGCGCTTAGTAGCCCGTTCTGGCACATAGGCATTAAGTAATCCATGCTTCTGACCAGTTCAGAGACTGTATCAAAGTCCGTGGTGTGCTGTTCGTATTGTTTTTGTAAAAATTCGTGCAGAGCTAAAAATTGAGGAGACTCAATGTTTAGATGAAGTAGATGCGCTTGCGTGTTTAGCTGGTATAGGTAAGAAGCTAAAGCAACCATGTTGTAGATCAAATTGTCTACACAGTTATCTTTTTGTATAATGACCTCCTGGGTGATCATTTCTTTCTTAGGTGCCTCGACGGCAGCCTGAAGTATATCCGTGATCGAGGAGGTCATTAGGTTTAAGCTCAAAGAGCGCAGGCGGCGCTTTCCTCTATATTAACCTCTTCGTTATCAACTTCTGCTCCGCTTTTCAAATATTCTTGAAGAGAATCTTGATGAATACGGTACAGAGACTTCGCGCCGTTTGGCTGAAGATTAACGAAGATGCCCTTAGGCCAACCACCGGGCTGATTAGATTCGGTGAGAGAGATACGTTTACGTACAAAACCAGCAGAGCAGTTGAGCAGCTCTGCGGTCTGAGCGATAGTCAGGAGCCGTGCAGTCTCCATTGGAGTTCAGAAAGTAAATGTCGTGGACGTAACGACGTTAGCAGGGATTAGCTGTAAGTCAAACCATGATTATGCTTTTAATCTTAATTTCATAATCGTTACGGTAGACTAAACTGTAGTCGAAATACGACGCATGACGATTCGTCTTGCTGGCGAAATCTTCAAAGGATATAATCAGCCTCGTCGAGATTCTGATGGAGGTAAAAAGTTTGCCGTGGCCGCAAAGGAAGGAGATACTGTGCGTTTAGTGCGTTTTGGTGACCCTAATATGACTATTAAAAAACACATTCCAGAACGAAGAGCTAACTTCAGAGCACGTCATAATTGTGATGCACCTGGGAGTAAATTAAAAGCTCGTTATTGGGCTTGCAAATCTTGGTAACGATTGGAGCTAAACTTAAATGAGCTTCGAGGATACAATGAAAAACCACGGAAGTCAGTTGGTTGTTGGTCTAACAATCGAAGACGATTTTGTTCTGACCAGACTCAAGAACAGGGCGATCAGTTTGGAAGGAAAAGCGAGGGACCAGTATATGTGGAAAGTTATTTATAATTTTGTGTGTAGAGAACGTGCGTATAAATCTGTTTTAGAAGAGCTTGACGTGGCTATAGATACTAATATTGATATATTCCAAGAGGAGCCTAATGACTAATAAAGATTTTATATCGCCGAATGCTCGTCGTTATCTAGATATTATTTCTTTTGCTGAGGGTACCCTCGGTCCTCAAGGTAGACCTCGGTATGACATTACGTTTGGGTATACACCTATAACTAATAAGTTGGTGGCCCACCCCAGACGTTTAGTTAATAGTGGGGGTTATGAAAGTGATGCTGCTGGCGCGTATCAGTTTCTGTCAACGACGTGGGATCGGGTAGCTCCTATGGTAAAAGCCAGAGATTTTGGGCCGAAATCTCAAGACTTAGCGGCGTTGCAGTTAATTCGCATGCGTGGAGTTAATCCCGATCGCGACCCAATCTCACCTCAATCTATTGCTCGTCTTGCTCCTGAGTGGGCATCCTTACCTACGTTGCAAGGTAAAAGTTACTACGGTCAGCCAGTTAGATCTTTTAAAGATATTCAACGTTTTGTACAGAACCGTGGCGGCGGTGCTTCAGTTTCTTACGATCCTTCAGTCCAGTACGCAGCTCCTGAAGGTACCGGTGAACCTGGCGGCACTCAAGGTCAACCAACAAATAGAGCCTATGACCCAGTTGTCGCAAGTGTAATTACGGGACTTTTAAAACAAGCAGGAGAAGGTAATAAAGAGTTAGAAAGGTCAACACTTTCTAGTCCGCCGCTTGTTGAGTTTAAAGAAGAGGATGACGGTGATGCTCCCTCCGATAAAGTTTTATCGTATCTTATGGAGGCTAAAGAAGATGAGGAGGCTAAGGCTGCACTTCGAGCGCGAAACCAAGCAATTGCGTCTGCTGAAAGTGTTCAAGCGGAAACTCAAGACAAACTAAATAGACTTATGCTTCAAGCACAACAAGCTTTTACTACTCCTAGACCTGTAATTTAGGGTTAAACTTAAATGACTGTCTCTCGCAGCAAAGTAAGATGAGTTTTTCTGTAGGTGACTTAGGGTTTAATTACGGTGACTATAGCGTTAACCCAGGTGGGTTTACGTATCCAACTGGAGACTTTTCAGGTGGGTTTTCTATGGGTGACTTAGGAGTTAACTACGGAAATTACAACGTTAATAATCCTTCTGCTAAAGCGCAAAGCGGCGGTGGTTTTTTTAATCAAGCTGGTCAGTTTGTAGACAGTCTCGGTAGGCTTATACCAGGCGTAACTAATATTGCTAAGGCTTATCAAGATATTGCTGGTGTCGGAGCTCAACAATCTCCAGGTATTTTTAACAAACAATTAACACAAGAATCTTTAGATAAAATAAACACGGAACGCAAAGATATTACGGAGAAGATAAATGCAACTCGTGAAAGGATCGCTGGTTTAACCGGAAAAAAAATACCCGATGCTGTCAACGAATACATTGCAGCGTTTGAGAAATACATGCCCGGAGCTGAGCAAAAAGGTTTGACGCAAATAGCAACACCGCCCGAGATCGCACCTGAATATGATCGTTTAGAAAATCGTATAAATAAAAGTAATACACAATACAGTACTTTATTAAACCCACGGTACCAGGCTGCTTATAAAGCTCCTGATGCAATTGCCTCTATTAATACTCAGGCTATTAAAGATGTTATGAGTTTTAGTCCAGCTAACCGTGAACTGTACAACTACAGCAACCTTCAAAGTCAGATTTATGGTCTACCTGATGCTAATGCTAATCTTGCACAGTTTTATGCTGGGAACCAAGCCGTTAATGACCTAATGAGTTACGGGTAATGAGAGCTATAGGTAAAACAGGAGCAGAAAGACGTGCTGATAGTTTTGGTTCGCGAAGAGAATCGCACGTTAATAAAGAACCTCGTTTTTTAAGATTTGCTGGACAATTGTTTAACTTAAAACCTAGGCGAGAACCAACCTACACAGGCAAACCTTCCGGTTTAAATTTTGGTAATCGAGATTCTTTTGGCCCTGATGATTCGTGGGCGACTAAGGAACCTATTACGTATAAACCCGTCCCAGACTACTATACATCTCACGAAACTTATTAACGTTTGATTCGTACTGTGTCACAGGAGGTAAGTAGTAAATAAAACCAAACACCCTGCAGTTTTTTAAAGGTTTTAAAGTTTCGTCATCAATTAACAATTTTGGTTTATCTTTCAGGATACACAGAGGAAAATCAAAATTAATTCGTTGCGTCGAGATAAAAGCAACCTCAGCAGAAGTTATAAACAAAATTCCCTGCTCAAATTCTTTATGAAGCCATTTTCTATATGCTTGTTCTAACCAGATACGTTGGTTTGATTTTTTAAATTGAGTATTTTTTGTAAATAACTTAGTTGGTTTTGGTTGCTCGTGCTTTAGCGCAACAGCTCTGGGAGGGTAAAGATAAATATTTTTAGCCTTCCAGGTCTGGATTAAACCGTTATTTTGCCAGTTAAAATATCGCTCAGCCTGTACAACTTGGTTTGCGTGTTCACTGGAGGCTGGATCTAAATCAATTGATCCACCATAAAACGCGGCTGTAAGAGCAATTAATTCCGGTGGCGAAACAAAATCTTTAGAGGATAAGACCACGAGAAAATTCGTCTATACGTTTATTCACCTGTTGCGGATCTATAAGATGTAGAGATACTCCTTCAGGTTGGATCATTGCAACGAGTGCTAGGTTTTCATCCTCGTGCTCTTCGATAAATTTATCTACCTTCTTCAGCATTCGGCAAACTTCTTTGTGCATCATTTCTTCAGCTAACGCTAGATCTCTATACAGATCTTTTGTCGTTAGGTACTTACTCTTTTGTGGATCTTCAGGGTTAAAAACTAAGATGCCCTTGCCTAAAGACTTCTTGTTATCAAAATAAATTTTTGTGATGTCAGCCAGAATGGTTCGCATCACCCCCGCAGCAATCATTGTTTCTGTTTCGTTTCCATGAAACAGTTGTTTAACCAACATTGCTGCGTTCTTTGAAAGATTAGTCATTGTTTTGAAAGTTGCTCCAGGCTGATTGGATAATGGCGTGTGGATCGTACAGGAACTTTGAACTGTTTTGTTCGGCTGGGTCAGTTTTGCAGTAGTGAGTACCCTGCACTAAACCAGATTTGCCTCCCGATGTTATGCCTTGATAAATTAGCTTATCAAGAGTAACTGTCGGTACGTTAAGACGTTGGCAAATAACTTTTTTTGAAACAAAAACTGTTGTTCTTTTGTCGCTACTTTTACTTAACGCAATTAGTTGCAGAGACGTATCAATACTAATTATTGCGTCTCGTATCTGTTTGATTTCTCGAAGCGCAGAGTCCATGTGATAAAGAAAAATAGAGGGGCTCCTCAAACCACCTGGTACCAGGCAATTTAAGCGAATTGCTGCGGTGTGGAAAGGACGAAAACACGAGCCGCACCCCTCGTGCCAACGTGGCCCTTGTTTCACGCTGACTGCTTCAGTCTAGAAGTAATTCAAGTTGTGTCACAAAGTCCTTTGGTTCATCAGCTAAGAGCCTAATCAGTTTATGCAGTTTCTGATCCATGTCAAGTTTTTCTGGTGTGTTCTTTATTAACCAATAGTTATGCGCGTTTAGAAGATAATAGTGTGTTTGCTTTGCTCTTAAAGCTTGTGTCTTCCATTTTTCAAAATCAAAGCTGCTGTTGTGTCGTGAATTACCTCCGCGCAACTCTAGTTCTCTGATTTCAATCTGTAAATCTATATCTTTAACTATGAACTCAAGTGAACTAATAATTGCTTTACATTCTTGGATTGTTTTTGGAGGTTCGTTATCCGTATAAATCCAAAACGGTAAACTTAGAACTCTTTGTTCCTCGGGCCAGAGAAAAGGTTTTGGCGGCTGTGGGCTATCCGCTGTAGTTGAGAAATTGGAGGACTTGGCCGATAAATAAGTTGAAGTTGCCATTTAAACAGTACAAAGAATGTTGTTCAAAACTCGTTTTGATTACGAGCTCAAGCCTGTGAAGCTTGTTAAGCTGGGACCTAGTCGTGTTTGTAGACTGCCCTAGTGCTGTTGATAGCTCCGTAATATTCGCGGGTTGCAAATACTGTAGCTCCTCAATCAAGCAACTAAGCTTTTGGATTTCTCGGCGTCTGATCTTATTAACTGTATTACTCTCAGAGACAGCTCGAGCGAGAGCTGATCGTGCAATAGACGCTGCGTGGTTTTTGCCGAAATTCCCTGAACAGCTAATTTCTGGATGTAGAACCGAACTGGTTTCGTGATTTTTGCCGCTGGACTTTCTGCTATGCATAGATGATAAGGATTTATGCAGTTGGAATCAGAACAAGTCGAACGAACAAAGTTTGTAGCCTTTAACTTTTTCTTCCAGAAAATTTCATAAACAAATCGTTTTGTCCTTGTAGAACGTTCGTTGTCCCGGTCGCGACAATAGCCTAGATCAGCTGGTAAGTACAGGTGCTCTTTTTTGTCTAAGACAAAGCGGTGCCGCTCGATCCAAGCCATAAGGTGTGCTGTTTTACCCCGTGCAAATTCAAACTCCTGACGGCAGACCTCGCAAGCGCGGATCAAATCATTTGGTAGTCGAACTTTTTTCATGTCCTTCTGAGGGACGACCAGAGGGTCAGAACGACCGCAGAGGCAACTCCAGACAGCGACGTGGTCGTAGTGCTGGATTAACCAGTGGCCTTGGTGTTCTGTGTGGTCTGGCTTTACTGAGGGAACTGTTAGTGGGTGACCGTCTGAGAGTTCCAGTAAACCTAGAAGTAGTAGAGCTCGTTGGGAAAACGCCATAGGTTAGACGTGTTTGGGTAGAGTATAGCACACAGAACGCTCTGAAGCTCATAGTCTATGGGGTAAGTGCAAATATTCTATTAAATCTAATCTTCTATTACTAAAAAGAGTCGACAACTGATATGCGCGGCTTTAACTGTATTTAAAAAGTTCCGAAGCAACGAAAATTGGTACTTGTTATTTACCTGATAAGTATTAAGTTACTTTATAAGTCTCGAATTTAGTTAATTTAAAGTACCTTACTACGCGAAACTTGAGTGTCAGTGAGCTGCGTAGAAAAACTTTTTGGGTTTTAGTTTACCGAAGAACCAGTGTGGACTACCAAACCTTAACGGAGGTGTTACAATTTGGATAACACTACACTGATCTATGTCCAAGATCATAGACAAGCCTCTGGACAATCCTTCTTGGACAGAGTTGAAGATCAGGTCTACGCTGCTCGGTGTGCCTGCCTGGCGCTTAGCTGAAGATCTGGCTTTCCACCAAAAAGACGGAACACTAGTTCTAAGTTCTTCTTCTCCAGTCAAGGTTAGAGTTTAAATTACTAAGATCTTTTGTTTTTCGGTCGAACTCAGTTAAACTGGGAGCTAAGGAGGGGTTACGTTTGTTTGTAAATGACCGAATTAAACGTCCCTTCATGCCCTACTCACGGTTCGTTACCCCGTTCACTCCATTCGGAGAATTTTGAGGGTATCGTTACTGTTGTTTCAAACCTCATCGAGACGGTAAGCGGAGTGGGAACTGTAAGCTATTCTCGTTGCCCTTACGGGTATCCTTCTAATTTTGAAGGCGTTGTCCGCGTATTAGAAGATTTAAATACGACTGTAAGTGGCATACAAGGAGGTGGAGGCGGCGGCTCTGCTAGTGGAATTGTTGGCGGTTCAGGTATTTATATTGTTCAAAGTGGTAGTTTTCAAGTCATTAACGCCACTGTGTTATCAGCTTCAGGTATTGCTTACACAGCTGGTTCTGGGCTTTTTCTTAGTAACGCCGGGACAACCTTTAATCTTTTTGCAACCGGACAAGGAAATGTATCTGTATTGTATAGCGGAAGTCTTGCGGTAATTAGTGGTGCTGGAAGTTCCAGTGCTGGCGGCTCTGCCACTATTATTTCTGGCGCACCAGGAGCCGGGTACGGAGCTGGGCAACTTTGGTTTGATACGAACGAAGGACGGTTGTTTGTCTATGCTTCAGGTAACGGAGTTTCCGCTCCCGCTTGGTATCAGACCAATGCTGAAGCGTTAGTGAATAAAAGTTCCGCACCTCCTTCAGGCGCAGGACTCAACGCTCCTTTAAGAGACGGACTGCTGTGGTTTAATACGTTAATGGGTAATTTGTTTGTATACGATGCTACTAGTAGTGGTTGGTACGAAACAGGACCGGTTAGATCAGCAGCATATGGTGCTGCAGCACCTTCGGTTAACAGTACTCCAGGCGCTGGTTGGTTTAACACTACGAGTCAAAGTCTGCTTATTTGGGATGGTTCCAACTGGATTTCAGTGTAAAATATAGTTATTTTTTGAACTATGGCCAACCCGAAAGATAAAGTCAATAAAATTGACAGTAAGCCAAAACGAACTCGTCAGGGTCAAGGTCTACATAGTCGCCCGTCTCACGGTAGAAAAAAACTAAGGGGACAAGGAAAATAAGGATTAAAGTTATTTAGTGATCTTTTAAACTTTAAAATGGCTATTACTTCCTTTACGACCACTGACGCTGTTTCCCAAGGTAATGCTGTTTACCTTACTTCTAGTGGATTTTTAGGTAAAGCCATAGCAACAAACTTTACCCAATCGGCTGTTGTCGGATTAGCGTTGAATTCCGCTAATTCATCTAACCTTGTTAGTGTTGCTGGAGATTCTGTTTTTATCTCTTCGCTTACATTGACTCCAGGAACTCTACAGTATTTATCTATCTCTTCATCAGGATCTTTGGTAGATTATCCTACCTGGCAAACTCAGTTCAATTCCCTAGTAGCTTCGGGGGCTTTTTTAACCAGCGTGGGCCGCGCAGTTAGTTCTTCAGGAATAAGTTTAGAGATTGAAAAACCTATCTATGTTACAAAGTAGGCATTTCATATTCCTGCGTAACATTTACGTAATGTTTCCATATTACTTCTGAACTGTTTCCCGCCCACTTAGCTGCTTGTGCCACAGGAATTTTTTCTTCTAACCAACGGCTGATTGCTGTATGCCGCAAATCATAAGGTCTGTATCTGTGAGTTATTAACCCAGCTTCTAGTAACTCTTTTGCGCGATCGTAGAAAAAACTCATGAATGCGTATCTGTTGTAAGGAAATACGTAGTCATCTATTTTAGGTTGTTCTTTTAAAATTGCTTGCGTTCGGGTGTTTAGAGGCACAAGTCGTTTTTTATTGGTTTTAGTTGAGTTTTTTAAACCATGTGTAAGTGTGTAATTGCAGTGCACTAAAATTTTATCTTCTTTTATGTCACTCCACTGTATTGCTCTTACTTCACCTGTTCGCATAGCTGTTTGTAGCATGAATTCTGCATAAGCCGCCCAATCTTGTCTTTTTTGTCTTTCTTTAAACGTGTTCAATAATATTGAAGTTTCGTTGCGGGGAATCACAATAATTTCTTCATCCTGCTGCGGTGGTTTTGGCATTCTGTATTTAGCTATTGGGTTTTTTGTCAAATAACCTATCTCATCGCTGGAAGCCCAAGCATATAGTGCTTTTATGTACATACAAACACGTCTAGCTGACTTAACAGGTTGTTGGCCTAGGGTCCATCGCATTAGTTCTCTGCCTTCCTCTAAATCAGTTACCGGACATCGGTTAAGCCACTTAAAAGTTTGTTTATAGTCACTTACTAAACTTGTTGGGCATAGGATAACGCTTCGTTCCGCATGAAATTTTTGCCAGGCCTCTTGAATTGTAGGGGTTTGCACGGACTGGAGGAACAGAGAGTCTTCAAAGTATACTGGGGTCACCGATGGTATGGTATATACTTAAATTGTTTTTTTTTATCGCTTATTCTGGACTGAAGTTGGCATATAATTATGTTGTGCAAGTTGTCAATTTACAGTGTTTGTTCTAAACGGAAAACCACTTGCTTTGGATGTTGCATTTGAAGCTAATGACACTCTTTATCCTGCAAATTGGCTGCGCTTAGCTTCACCATCTGAACGAGAAGCTGTTGGTATTACTGAAGTCTCAGATCCGCCGGTTTACGATCAAAGATTTTATTGGGGATATACGGCGAGTGGTACTTTAATTCCTAAAGATCACGGGGGTTTAGTTTCTGGGTGGTCTGATCAGACAAGTCAGACAGCGTATACTCTTCTGCTACCAACTGATTGGCAGATAGTACGTCAGATGGATGACGGCACTCGTGCAGATCCTGTGATTGTCGCTTGGCGTCAAAACATACGTCAAGCTACTTCAGAAAAGATAAGTTGTCTTCAAAGCACGGCTACCACAGAAGAGTTAGCAAATTATGTGACTGGTTCTGGATACCCCG